TTATTTCTTTGCAAGCATCTGCTGCCCATTGGTCACACGCAGTTTGATCTATAGTACCGCCAACTAAATCTGTTATTTGTGTGTCAAAAGCCATTACCGACTATTCCTTTCAGCTATATCTTTATCCATTGTTGTATGGTTAAATTCTACTTGTGTAGTTTTAGACCAAGTCTTACCCATATTAACATAGTTGCGTGTATCATCATGGTCTTTAATATAAGCACCACAACCACATATCATCTCTGCTTTAGTCTCGCATTCTACCTTTGTGTTGCATCTATGACAAATAAATAGTATAGCCATATTATTTTTTCCCTTTTTTAGCTTTTTCTACTTCTTTTTTCCTTCTACTCCTAAGCTTTACAAGATCGGTAACATCCGTGCCTCGCTCCTGTGCAAAAACTCTACGCTTTAGTTCATTAGTTGACCATTCATACCCCTCTTCCTTCCAATCCTCTATCTTCCCACCTTCTTTATACTGTTCAACATCAGGGGATACTTGAGAGCGTTCTTGTGCATTACTTGTTGGTAGTCCTGCATTAGCCATGTTTTGGTTCTCCATTGCTTCTGCCATTTGCTCCGCAGGGACACCTACAGGATTACGTGTAGAGAATGGATCAACATTCCCTCCTTTATTATACTTCTTCTTAGGAGGTCTTCCTACTTTACTTCCGTATGTTCCTTTTCCTTGTGGCATTATCCTTTGCCACCATTACGTGCATCTCTTGAAGGCCATCCAAATGGGTTTGATTCTACTTTACCACCTTGTGCATACTTACGTTCTTCACTGCTACCATTTATATCAGTTTCATATGATTGCCCAATTTCTTCTCTTTCATATGATTGTCCAATTTCAGGTTTCTTAGTAACAACTTTTTTCTTAGGAGCTGCTTTCTTAGGAGCTGCTTTCTTAGGAGCTGCTTTTTTAGGAGCATCTGCCTTATGAACCTTTTTACTCCCATATGCTTTATTAATTTGATTTTGAGCTGTTGCATATTCGGCTGAACCCTTCTTAGCAGCATTACGAGCCTTAATAAGCTCATTCATTGTTTTCCCACCAGTTTTCTTCTGTTTCTTTACAGCCTTAGTCCAAGTTTTTCCTTCTTTCTTTTTAGCTTTTACAGCTTTTCTTTTAGCTTTCCCAGCCTGGTATTCTTTAGAACCCTTTACAGCAGATTTAACATCTTTTGCAACCTGTTTAACTGCTTTGCCTAATGGACTCTTAGCTCTCTTAGCTTTTCTTTTAGCCTTACCTTCCTGGTATTCTTTAGAACCCTTTAAACCTTTTTTAATGTCACTTAATATTCCCATTTTATTTTTTCCTTCTATTTCTAGCATCAGACATTGGTAAGTCTCCATGCTGGTTAATGTATTCTAATGTGTCTAGTGTACTCGCATTTACAGAGTCTCGTTTAATTATAAACTCACCACCCTCTGCTTCAATTGGAATACCTCCGTTATCGTGAGATGGGCCATTCAAAGTACCGCCTTCAACATATTTCCTTTTTGATCCTTTCAAACGACTCTTCTCCTTTTTACCTTTGTTGTTACTAGAATTTTCAAATCCTGTAATTTTACCATCATTATGAGATGCATCTTGTCCATCACCATTTCCGTATGTGCCTTTATCTCTGTTGTATTTGTTTAACTTAGCACGATATGTTGACTTGTTTTTCTGAAACTTCTCATATTCATCTTTGTAATCCCTAGCCATAAAATCCTTTGTTTAAATTTAAAAGCTTGTTAGGGGCAAGCCCTTTATACGACCTGCCCCACAGTAAGCAATCCTGTTAACCTTTATTTATTCAGGTTATGAAGTAGTAATAGCTCCATTGACTCCAGAAAGAACAGTACCTACATATTCACCACCAAAAAACATTAATTCAATGCTATCGCCCTTTTCGGCAGTAGCACCTACAATAACATTTGAGACCTGAGTCCCAGCAGTACCAGCAGCAGTTCCAGAAACATCTAATCCAACAAAACTCACTATAGCACTTCCTGCACCAAGTGTAATTGCGTTTGCTGGTGTTTCTTCATCAACAATGAATTTAAAGTAAACTCCGTCTTCACCAGTTGATGCAGTTGGAAGAGTTATTGCAACTGTTCCGCCTGTAGCACTTAGCATGAAAACTTTGCCACTATCGTCATTTGTTAATGTTCTAGCTTCATTGATCTTCTCTACCTTTTTCTTTAGCCCGAAGGTAGAGTTACTATTTTCGTTTAGATAATCACTTCTCATCGCTATCTCCTTATAAGTCAGTGAATGAATACAAAGCGTGAGTTTCTGGAATAGTGATTTCTAAACCAGCTTCCGTAATGATCATATCTTTACGTAAGTCTTCATCAGCCTGTTGTACATTCGTTATAATGTGAGTGTCACGATTTAATCCATTACCAACTAATGGACGATAAGCAACTTGATCTAAATCAACAAGTGCCATGTATCCACTTGAGATGCCTCTAAATAATGGCTCTGCCACTAAAGAAAGGTCTCCATGAATAGTATTCACTTGCATGATTGAATGACCAAACGATCCATTACGCTTTTCTGCCGAAAAGTTGTACTGTGCTTCTCCATTCAATCCTGTAGTAGCATCTGCAAATCCACCAAGCTTATTGAAGTAAGTAATAACTGGACGACTTGCTAATGCAAGTTTTGAGCTATTACCACCACGTGCTGGATCAAAGATCGTCTCGAAATCACTAAGAAGAGAATCGTAAGTCAAAGCAGAAGATGCTTGACTAAATAGATAAGCGTTCCCAGAAGAGTAGGCAGCACTACCACTTGCAACTGCTGTTGCAGATGATAATATATGCCCAACTAGCCCTTCTGAGTATTGGACACTATCGCTTCGTGCACGCATACTAAAAAGCATTGATCTTTCTATGTCAACTTTATGTTCTCTTAGTTTTAAATTCCAGATACGATTCCATTCGTTTGCATATCCTCTATAATTAGTAGCAATTGCAGTATTAGTCATTTCGGCTGCTGTTTTAAAGATTTGGGTATAACCAAAATCATCGTCTAATTGACTAGACCAAACATCAGGAGAACCTGACCCTTCTGCAAAAGATGTACCAATTACTTGACATTCATCTTCATCTTCGATATGGTCATGAGCTGCGACATTAGTTGAACCAGTTTCAGCTATAGCTCTCGCAGTAATAGTAGTGTCATTAGCGTTATTAGAAACACTTTCAACTCTAAAATTAACCTGCGAAGGAGCACCATCATCATTAGTTTCAACCGCAATGACCATGCCTTTTACTAACCAAGAAACTTGGTTAGATGTTCCTGATCCACCTTTTTCTGCCTCAACAGTCAATGAATAGACCGTATCAACAGCTACATCAGATATAGCAGTTCCATCGATGAAGAAGTTCCTACTTGTCCAGTCAATCTTAGAACGATTTTCTAAGAAACGAAAAACTGGATCATTAGTAGGCACTTTTGCCACTTTATTAAGATATACAAAAAATGGAGATTCATCTGGAGCAAGTTCGGCAACTCTGTCACCGAAATTATGTATCCGTCTTAAATCAGCGGAAGCACCAACTGCACTAGGTACAGTGTTGCCAGTCTGATCTACGTTATACGAATACAATGTTCCTGATTGATTAGCCATAGCTAATTCTCCTTTTTTATTGTATTATTGTTTATGGTATCTTATTTCCAACTCTAGTGGAATTTAAAACACCTTCCCACATAGCTTCATCTTCACTCTTTCTCTCAGGTTGCTGACCTTGTAACACGCCTGCTGCCTGTGGAGAAGATTGTGTTTGACGAATCTTGTCTAAAGGGTTTTCTCTTTCGCCACCTTGAGTTGGTTGAGATACAGCTTGCCACATTTTAAGTACATTGTCCAAACCGTATTCTGATGGATGTTTGTCAGCAAATTCAAAGAAGGATTCCATTTGTTGTTCATTTAACCCTTTATTGGCTAAATCAGCACGCAAATTTGTTCTTCCTTGTTGAGCTTGTATTCCACCTACAGCTTTGTCTACTGCACCATTTATGGTTTCCTGCATCTCTTGCATCCTATATTTATAGGATTTTGATGATGGGTCATTATAGGCTTCCCAAGGATCAAATTCATCAGGTTTTAAACCGATACGCTCTTCTTGAGCTTTTGGCTGACCACTTACCTCATTTAACACTGTTTGTGCTACATCAGGTCGTGATTCCAAAAATTTCCCAATCTTCTCGTATTGTTCAAGTTCTTGATTTCTAGCAAAGAGTTTATCCTTCTCTGATTGGTGGTACTTAGCTTGAGCCTCCCAATCTGTAGTAGAATTCTCTTGTGCCTCTGTTCCTTCATCTTGCCCTACTTCTAATGCATTTTGTTGACCAGTTGCCTGATTCATTGCATCAAAAGCGATGTTGTCTTGTTCATTTGACATGTTAACTCCTTTGTTTTACGATTTCTCGGTCTTACGAGCTTGACTACGTTTCTTTTCCGCATCTGTCACTAAACGCAATTTCTCAGATTCGAGTTTAACCGTATTAGATAATTTATCAATAGAAGCTTTATTCCGAGTTTTGGAGTCATACTCTTGTTCTTTAAGCTTCCCTTGGAACTTAGCAACTTCAACCTGTTTACGTGATTGTACTGTTTCACGTGTCGCTGTTTGAAGATCACCGCTAAGTTTTTTAATTTGTTCTTGTGCACCCTGCAACTGTTGTTGTAATTGTGCAACTTGATCAGTTCTTTGAAGTACACCTTCTTTATCAAATATTTCTGTTTTCTTCAATGCCTCTACCCTATCAATAAGTCCTGCCTGGAAAGCTTCCATGTATACATTCCACTCACCCCATTTATTAGATGGCATAGTAGAATTACCGATAATACGTATATCAAACGTACCAACAGCTAAATTATTTTCTATTGTTTGCAATTCTTTTGTCTTATCATCATAGAGTTTTTTATTTATAGTGTACTCAGTAATATCATTATTAGGCTGTGCAATTCTAAATGTCTTCTTAAAATCATAATGTGACTTAGCTAAATGATACATAAGTTTACCAAGTCTTTTTAAACTTGCCTCAACATCTCTTAATTTAGATTTAGAACGTCTTTGTCCAAAATCCTCCATCATCATTGTTCCAGATGATGTTTTAGGAGATGCTTCTGCATTTCCCTGTTGCATCTCAAATATTCCAATGTTTAAATCAATGTAATGTTCCACCATCTGAGGTAGTTGCATAATTGAACCAGCAAGCGGTTGTGGAGAGGGAAAGTGAGGTTCTCCGAATGAAGCGTCATATTCTATGGTTGCATTGGGATTCGCCCAATCACGTTCAAGGTCTTCTATATCTTGTACAGAACCCTGTGGTATTAGCAACTTTAAGCCTGACGATGCCTGTGCATGCGAAGTAATTAAAGACATTACTTTATTCAAGAACCTCTGAAATCCCTTGTTCTTACGAACATCACTCATCGGGTAGGGAGTGTTAGTCCAAATATTTGGTACAGGTACTAATGGGAATATATTTGTATCTAATACTTTTTCATACAAGATAACTTGACCAACAATACATGTAACTTGTATTCTAGTCTGCTGAACCTGCACAATATCGAAAAGTCCTTTATCAAAAGCCTCAGCAGTCCTCTCATCCGCTAAAAGTTTTTCTAACCCATTATTATCTAAAACCTTCTCTCTACCGCTCTGTAAATCCATAACCCTAAAGAATGGTACTTTAACTTTTCTAAAATCTTCTATAATCCTATACTTGTCGGACTTATTGCCCCAATCATAATCTTTTACAATATCTGGTGTAAATGATGTTCCTTCTTGCCTATTCTGTGAAGATGGATAATCTTCGTCTGTTATGCCAATACCTTCAATATTATCAATAAGTACTTCACCTTCCTCATCTGGCTCATTAAGCATTGGATAAGCATCTAATAACTGATCTCTAGTAAGTATAGTTGAAAGCTGCATACCAGACGCATCATCAAACCACTTACTTCTACTGTTAGGATCAACAACGACTCTAAAAGGATCAACGTAGGTA